TTGCGACGTAAGTGGTCCAGTCGTCCCATGTCCCATGCTGCGTAAAACTGCGTTCGTACTCGTCCTTAGATCGGACCACCTTCACCTGCGTGTGAGGGGCGGCTTCCTGAAACTGGTGGGCCACAACCTGCTCCGCAGCATCAGTGACGCTATCAAGTTCTCCCTTGGGAGACGCCAAGAAAATGTTGTACTCGCTCATGCCATCTCCATCAATGCGCCATCGACAGCGCTTCTTAGTTGGGTACGGACTGCTCCGATAGTGGCCTTGGACATGCTGAGGTTGGGAGAGTCCAACCAGTCAAGATACTCGTTCACCGAGTAAATCAATGCCTCGACGTTGCGTGGCGATGACAGCGCGAGTTCCCGTCGTAGAGACTGGTTCTCATCTTTGAGGTCATCTATGGTGTCCTCAAGTGTGTCGATGTGTTGCTGGATGGCTTCCATGGGTTCTCCTTAGACTTCGGACCAATCGTGTCCGATGTCGGCTGTGGCAGTAATGGTCACTCCGGGGAGTGAGTGGTGTGTAAGATTCATGCAGTCTTCGAGAAGGCGGGCAACCTTGGGTCCTTCGGACTCAGGACACTCGACAACAATGGAATCGTGGCATTGGTTGATGATACCTGTACCCGGCCCCCATTTCTCAAATGGGATCTCCTCAAAGAGCCTCAAAATGGCAATGTTCATCAGAGCGGCTCCGGCAGCTTGAATGGGAAAGTTGACCAACTCATTCGGATTCTCACCATCGAGGAAGTCACGGCGGCGTCCCATGATGGATTCTGCGAGGTATCCATTGGCTCTCCAGAGCATCAACTCTCGCTCCCAGCCATCGTCAAACTTGGCTCCTTCCATCCACTTCTCGTGCATCATCCTGACCTCGCGCAAGGACAAGCCAAGGTAGGGCAAAGAAGTGGTGCCGTCGCCATTGTCAGTTTCGGTCTGAGTGATCACTCGATGTACCGTCTCAACGGTAGCCCAGTATTGAGAAGCATATTGAACAGATTTGGATAGGTTCCGTAGCTTCTTTGCGTTCCCCTTGAATGGGTGTCCCGTTTTCCACGGGTAGGGACTGCCCGCAGCCTTTGCAAACCGTTCCCCAAAGATGGCATGAGCCGTCACAGAACTGTGGGGGTCAAGGCCATCTGCGAAGGCTTGGAGGTACTTCTCGGACTTCCATCTGCTTGCTGCTATACGCAACTCCAACTGGTCAGCGTCGGCTCCTACCAAGACGTTCCCCGGTGCGGCTACAATCATGCTCCGTAGCTTGTAAGGAAAGTTTTGAGCATTGATAGGCTTACTGCTCGATAGGCGACCCGAAGTGGTGACATGGGCGTTGTATCCCGGGTGCATACGGCCCGTGAACGGGTCCACGATACCGACCTTCATATCTCCGAGTTCTTTTCGCCGCTCAATCTCATCCCATGTATCGTCGGAGTCCCAACCACCACCGGCTTCAAGTGTGTTGTACCGTAGCTTGGTCACATAAGTCCCGAGCATCTTCTGAGACTTGCGATAGTAACGAATCGACGAGAGAGCCGTTCTCTGCTGGTCAGTGAGAGTCCTGATGGTCATGCAAGCACGAAGAACGGCATCCGAGGTAGAAGGGTCCCCACTCATGGTGAATCGAATCTTGTCCTCTACGGGTGGTTCGAGTTGCCACTCATTGAACAGCAGGTCGCGTAGTTGGTAGACCGAGCCGGGATTCAAGTCAGGACGGCCTGTAATATCTTGCAGTTTAGCCCGATGCTCCGTGACTGAGATTGTCAACTCCTTCTCAAACTCCAGCCGTTTCTCCTGATTGACATACATCCCAACCCGGTGCATCCCAGCACAGATTTCCTGCAACTTGTGATCGCACTGCATCACTTCTTCTTGCTTACGCAACTTGACTTGGGAAAACAGTGGAGGCACCACAGCAGCCGTGACAGCTACATCGTAAGCACAGTATTCGTGCAACTCATGGTCGGACTCGCCTCCAAGGGCTTTCTTGTTGCCCTCCCGATCAGTCTTCCATGAGGGTGCATCCGTATAGAGTGATCCTACAAATCCCAAGGAGTGGGGCAGTTCTGACTCTACCAGCCGGTGCATGAGCATGGTGTCCATCACTGGCTCCGGGGTCACACCAAGCTGGTTCTCTACTACCAGTTTATCGTAGTAGCCTGCATTGTGGCCTACCTTGATCTTGCTCGAATCTTGGAAGAAGTCACAAAGCACTCGCTTCACCGCTTCCAGTTCAGGTGCCGGGTAAAACTTGATGTCTTTGTGGATGCCATCTATTCCGACGACAGCTACCCTCTCCGGGCTTCCAATGGCAATACACCGAAGATTGGCAGTAAGGGCTTCGATTCCATCAGTCTCTACATCGTAGGTCCAATAGGGAACGTCAGGATCGCTCAGAAAGGTGCGTAGAGTGTCCGCGTCCGGGTGATAGAGGATCTGGGGAGGCTCCCATCCCAACTCGCCTCTGAACCACCTTGCAGCCCGCTGAACGTCATGTCGGAATACATGTGTCCACCTCTTTGCTCTCATCACGAAGGATGGGTGCAGGGTTGGCAGGATTTTCATGATCCGACCATTCCGTTCAATCTCAGTGGGACCGCCTCGGATTGCCATCACGGAGATGCTGTTGCTCACCAATGCCTTCGCAGCCGTTCCTCCTAACGTCAGGATGTGCTGGAAAGGCTCCAGTTCTTTTAGTAACCGAGGTTTGCAGCACTCCATGGGCGTAGGCACTAACGGCGTTAGCGCCGCGCTCTTGTCCACCTTCTTGCGCTCCCTGTTCTCTTTTTCAATCTTTCGATTGGACTTACGCAGCATCTCCAGAAACCGGCTCATGTCGTTGTCAGGAGGCCGACACAGGCACACGTTTGTCCAGTGAATATGGCTTCGCTTTAGCCCTGCTCTGAGAGCGGTCTGTGTAATGATCGATCCCGAAGGTCCGACAAATGGACGGCCCTCACGCACTTCATGTTCGCCCGGAGCCTCTCCCACAGCAGCAATCCGTACCTTCTGATTGGTCTCAGGAGGTACAGGCCCCTCATATACATTGAGAGGGCACGAGTCACACTTCGCGCCATGCTGTTTGGGATCATACACGGTCGAAATCCAATGAAATGAAGCGAGGGCCGTCCGAGGGCGGATAACGCCCAAACACAACGAAGCAACTCGGGGCCGTGGCCGCGTTCGTTGCTTCGCCATCAGAGCCTATAAACTTGATCCTCCCTCTTATGAGGTAGACAACTTTGGCCCTCATCACATAGTCGTGCCACCATCTGGTGTCTGTCCGGGCGAAGACAAGGACACCGACTGTTCTTCCAGCTTGGGCTTCTCGGTATGCCTTTTCAATCCACTTACCGACCCCTCTCCCGTAGGGAGGATTGAGCCACACAGCTTGGGTCGTCCAAGGAACCGAGAGGGAGTCCGTCTCCGGCCCAATAAACCTTTCGCAAAGAGCATTGTCCTCCCGTGCCGCCGCATCAAGTTGGAAGTGGTACTTTTCATCAAAGTAACGGAAAACGTGGTCTGGTGTAGACCAGTCCTGCTTCTTGGATGCAAATAGAACATCCTTATTCCATGGTTCAGCAGCCACAAGCAAACCTTGCTATCCCGTAGATAGTCATCACGAGAACGACGACTGGCAAAGTAATGCCAATCCACTTGAGGACTCGCGGAGTAGGGAAGAAAGGAGGCACCATTACCAAGGCACCCCGGAGCCTGCGCTGTACACGTAGTACATGCAGATCCCGCAGAACGTCAGCAGCAACAAGAATTGCATGTGGCCCCAGTCCTTCACAGGACCTCCGACTCGGGATCACGAGGAAACTTCACCGGAGCCTTCTTGTTAAGCGTGCGCGACCAGATGAGTTCCAGTTCCATTCTTCGAGGATGCCGCCCCAACTCTCTGAGGTAGCAATCCGTGATGTTGTTGACGGCGTACTCGGCCAACTGCTCAGGGTTGTCTCCGGTAACCAGCTTTTTCTGGTCGGCGGGCGCACCCTCATAGTTGCCGTACAGATCGACATTGAACCAGCGACTCATTCTTCCCCAGCCTCTCGTTCGATCCGGGGGAGGGGGGCTTGCAGCGCAAGAACAGTGCGGACAAGTTGGGCAACCATGCCAAACTCGACATTGCAGGGCGATTGGGGTGGAACCCCAGCCTCCAATGCTTGTCGGATCGGTGCTGCGACCTCGACCATCTGCTCTGGTGTTAGTGTAGGCAGGTCTTCCAGCTTGGGCGCACCAAGCATTGGAGCAGCCGCCATGGGCTTTCCGTCAGGTCCAATCAACATTTTTAATCCTGTGATTCAGTGGGGGTGGGCTTCAGCCCATAGTGGTCTTTGTACCAACCTCCTCCCTTGAGGGAGAAGTTGCTACGGGAAATCTGTTTCTTCATGATCGTCTGGCAATCATCACAGGAGGGAGCGTCATCGTAGTGCCGCTGGAGAACCTCCTCGTGCTTGCCACACGATTCGCATTTGTACTCATATAGGGGCATCGCTCGGGTCCTCATCAATAAACATGGGAGTCCCATCTCCGACCCATGCCCCAAGAGTATTGACCTCGAAATAATCTCGGGCCTCCTCATGGGTCATGCCGTCTTCCTCGACGTGAGCACCCAAGATGCCCCGGAGGTCGTATGCGAGAACAGGGCCATAGGTGAACCGATAGCCGACGCCAACAATGAAATCATCGTAGAACGACGATGGCTCCAACCGCATCACTTCACATTCCGTATCGCTTAACCAGTCGAGAATGTGTTGTGGGGCTGCCATTATCTATCCAGTAGGTAGGTCGGGGTGAGAGGTATCGAACCAGTCATCTTCCGCTTCGTAAACGGATGCTCTATCCAAATTGAGCTACACCCCGAAAGGGAAGGAGGTGGCAGTCTCTCCTGCCTGTCACGCCTTGTCGGACTCCCGCAGCGGCGTTCCTGTTTCTCTCCCAAGTCTTAGCGGTTGAGAGCCGCAAGAAGACCGTCCTTCGTCACTGTGTTCCCACCAGAGGTGATGGGCGCACCGCCGCCGTTTCCAATGCCGCCGATACCTGTGGTAGCAGCAGGAGCAGCAGTTGCTCCGAGGGCAGAACCGGGTGCTGTGGCAGAGGCATCAAACTGAGCCTTCTGCTGCACAAAGTCGTGAGGTGCGAGGAACTTCAGTTCTTCGTAAATCCCCATGTCTTTGTCTCCGGGCTTGTAGTAGATGGCGCAAGAGCGTCCTACAAGCACGTCACGCTTTACTGAAATAACTCCAGCATCAATCTCGGCAGGCTGGTAGCCAAGGCTCTCGAAAACGGCACGCCAGTAGTAGCGGACGCCATCTTCTTCAGTCTGAGGAATACCCATCCATGCAGTCCGGGTAGTACCTTCAAACTTGCCCTTGAGGGCGACCTTGATGGCTACTTGAGGACGACCATTCTTTGATGTGGTCTGGAACGCATCGCTGACGGTTCCCTCGTAGAAGCCCTCTGGAAGTTTGATACCACCGCCAGAAGCAGCGCGGATACCTGAGAGGTTGATGTTGAAGTCGAAGTTAGGGTTGCTGTTGTCCATGTGTGTTTTCTCCAAAGAAAAGGACTATTTGTGGCTGAACTCATGCGCGTCAGCCAAACGCTTTATGAAATGAATACGCTATCGTCGGCACTCACGGCACGCCTGATCACTGAGCGATCAAGTGCGTCCCGCATGGTCCACCGTGCAGCAGCGGGTGTGACTCCGCCGTCCAGAAGTTCCTTGTAAGCGGAGTTTACGGTCTCCGCAACCACACCGCCGTCGAGGAGCATTACGCACACCTTTTCGACTACATCCTCTTGCCACGCAAGGTCAGTATGGCGGCTGATTTCGTACCCAGCGGCCCGCAGAATCTCTGCGAGATTCATAGGTGCTGGGTCAATCCGAGTGGCCACGTTGAACCGATCTTTCATCACATAGTCGGTGGAGTAGTGGCAGCGGTAGACCCCGGGCCACGGCTTACGCATAGGTTCGTGAGCGCATCGGAGTACCATGTCGCACATCGCAGGAATCTGCTCCGGCAGCTTTCCAGACAACATGGGACCTCCCCGGACTCGGGTTCCATCCTGCTTCATCTTTGGGGCCTGTTCCCAGCAGTTCAGGATGACGTGTACGTCCGCATATCTGGCGGCGTTTCGGAACGCGATGGCCGAATCCCTTAGTTTACCCCATAGGGTAAATCCAGAGAACCGCTTGTCGTAGACGGCAAACTGTTGCTCTGCAAGAAAGCTGAAATCGTCCACTACAACCGCATCGAAATCGTGGTTCTTAATCTTGGCCAGTTTCTCAAGAAACTTGGTAGCGTCATCAATAATGCTGGCTTCCATCGTGTGTGGCTCATAGCCGCACAAGCTACGCACAGGCTGGAGAGCACCTCTGGCTGCGATGAAGATTCCGTTGGGGAAGGAGTAGCCAAGGTCGGTCGTCTTACCGGCCCCGCTGGGACCATAGGTAAGGACGAGTGCTGGGTCTTTTTTCATTTGGGGTTCCGGGCAGAGAGTCAGTGTGTGTGAATGTTCTATCAGTGCGGTTTGCCAGTTGTCAAGCAAGTCGGACTAACTTTTTTTGGTAGGCTCCGTGTGGCCCCATTTACACTGTTCAACGTAGTTGCAAGGCCCATATCGGTGAAAGCACACCAGTTCACTCGGAGCGATCGGCCACTGGTCTGCGGGCCTGCCCTCATCCATGAGTTTCTGGATGCCTTCTTCGGCGTCTTTGACGGCACTCGGCCACCGCTCCATCAGTTTTGGGGCTGGTTGTACATCGAAGCGTTCAAACTTGAAATCGCCGCCATGTTGGATCATGTTCAGGCGCATCCCTCCGAATCTTTCCCCAAAGTGGATTCTACCCAAGGTCTGGTAGCCGAGGATCTGGCCTGACACGGAGTAGAACTTACGTTGTTGTGCTTGGAGCCGACCTGTGGTCTTGTGGTCGATAATCCAAATACGACCTTCAGAATCCTCGACTACGAGGTCCATTCTGCCTGTGAAGCGATAGCCTTCGATGTCTGCTTCCAAGAGTTCCTCTACGGCAACCACCTTGAAACGCTCGTTGCGCCACTTGACCAAGTATGCCTCGATGACACGCTTGGCCAACTCACCGTGTTCTTTCCAATGAGGCTTTGCCTCAATCATCACGTCGATTGCTTCAATAGGATCGAAGTACAACTTCGGATCGCGGCCATGCTGCTTCTCACGGATTTGAGCGTAGTGTTGAGCCAGCCCAAGATGCACAAGGCTGCCTTTAACCAGCGGGGGAGCGTCTTCATTGATGCCCTTTAGTCCGGCAAGGTAGTTCCATGCGTATCGTTGTGGACATTCCAGAAATAGTTGAAGTCTGTGCCATCCTCTCGGAGAGGGGCCAGTGAAAATCAAAAGTCGGTCATCGTTGTTCATGTAAAGGCGTCTCTGGGGGTTGGAGTAGCTGGTTCAGTTCGCAGCGTGCAATGCAACAGGCGGTCAGTAGGGAGGCAAAAAAAATAATACTGGAGTAGGGAGCGAGGGAGTCTATCATTCGTCCTCCAACAACTTGCCCAGAATGGAGTCTGCGAGGGCTTCGGGGTCTTCCGTACCTCCGATAGCGTAGGCCGCTTCCGCCAGTTCTGTGTCCTCTGACACGCGCTCTACAGCGGGCAGCTTGCCAATCAGCTTGTCCGCAACATGTTCGTCTACTGTGTCTTCGGAGATGACGTAGTAGATGACGACGGGTCGTTGCTGCCCGAGGCGGCAGAATCGTCCTTCCCACTGTCGGATTTGTCCGGGGGTCCAAGGAAGCATGACAAAGAGTGCGGCGTCTGTGTCATGCAGGTTAATTGCTTCCCCAAATGCGTCCCCAGTACCGACCAGAACGCAAGGACCACTATGAGCCATATAGTCATCCACAATCTCTTGGCGGCTCGCCGTAGACTGTCCACCGTGGGCGCTCCAGATAGTTGCCTTCGTTTTCTTCGCACCCTGCGATTTTTTGATGATGTCTCCGAGTTCTTCACAGTCTCTCCTGCGGCCCGTGAACAGGACCACTTTCTGATTGTCATATAAATGGTCTTCGACCAAACCAAGCACGGCTCGACGCTTTCCGCTTGCAGCTTGGGCCAGCTTTACTTCAAGGACTGCCGTAGGACCTCGTTTGGCTGCGTCCTTCATCTGCTTGATGAACCCGCCTGCTGGCTTAGTCTGGTCCTCTGGAGCGATGTAGACACTCTGACGACGTTTCGGTGGAAGATCACGGTGAGTAGTCCGATAGTCGATCTTGTGGGCGGAGCCGAGTAGCCTTTCCCTCAACTCATCGAGGTTCGATGCTCCAGTGGTATCCAGTCCACCGTACATTCCCGGCTTGGCATCGGCATACCGCCTCATCCATACACCCTTGTTTCCCCATGAGTCAGGCTCCGCGAGGTCTAACTGACCCCACAGGTCTCGAACCCGATCCTTGATAGGAGTAGCGGTCGTGCAGCATCGCCGCGCACAGGCTTTAGCGAGCCGTGCCGCACTCATGGTAGTGTTTCTCCGAGGGACCACCATCACCCGGCAGCCATCTTGGTCAGCGATGAACCCTCCACGCCCTCGCGCTTCTGCCTCTTGCTC